GAGCTGCGAGTCTGCGTTCCGGCGCTCGCGGTCTGAGATATCCCAGGCCAGCTCACGCTTCTGGCAGAGGTACTGCTCGGTCGAATGCGACATCTCGACCTTGCGGGGCTTCGCGCGATCGGCGACGAGGTCGTCGACGTCCGTCGCGTAGTACGGGCCCTGGTCGAAGACGTAGTACTTGTCGGACTCTTTCACGACCGGGATCTGCGGGCAGACCTGCGGCGCGATGAAGCCCTTCGGCCGGTAAAGGCGCGAGAGGTTTGTGAGGGGTCCGTTGATATGGACGTTCCCCACTGTCTGAGAACCCATTAGGTGTCCTCCAGGTGTCGGCGGGGCTTAGCGCCTCGCTTTAACAAGGGAGTGGTGGGCTCCTGGAGGTGAGGCTTTCGGGCCTCAGATGACCTGGGCGGGATCGACCAGGATGGGGAAGTGATCCCCGGTTGCCGCGTTCTTCAGAGCGACGCCGACTGCGAACCGAGCCGCGACAGCGGCAACAGCCGCCGGCACGCCCGAGGCGATGGCCGGAATGCCTGAAGCAACGATCGGGCCGAGGGCGCCGTTCGTCGAGGCGATCGCGACCTGCGCGCCCATGCCGAGCGACGCTGCGGCGATGCCGTAGGCCCGCTGGCCTTTGATCGCCACAGCAGCCGCGCCGCCGTAGGTGGGGATGGTGGCCGTGTTGATGCCGAGCGGCAGCACGGTCGTATCGGACAGCGGTATGACGGTCTCCGAGAGTTGCGAGCCCGCCGCGGCCGGACCGACCGGCACCCACTGAGCCATGGCCGACGCCGCCTTGAGAGGCAGCAGGCCGGTGTCTGTGAAACCCATGATCGAGTCTCCTTTGTCAGGAGTGGCAGTGGAAGCGGTGGGCTCCTGTCAGGCGGGAGGCGGTCAGGCTGCGACCTTGGCCTCGCGCTCGGCCTGATCGAGCGCTGTGGCGTACTCCTCTTCCGTCCAGGCCTTCTCGCCGGACGGCGTCTTGCCCTGGTCGGTCAGGATCTTCTCGGCTCGGGCGACGAGGTCGAGACCGTCGACCGGCTTCTCCTCGCCGGCCTTGATCTTCTCCTCGGCTGCCTTCGTGTCGAGCTCGCCTTCCTTGTCGCCGCCCGAGCCCTTGGCTGCGAGCGGCACGACGCCCTCGGGCATCGCGGCGAGCACGGCCTTGAGGCCGTCCATGTTGCCCTTGAACTGCTCGGCGAGAGCGTCCTTCGCGGCGGGCGCGAGCCTGCCCTCGTCGATCGCTTCGCCGAGAACCTTCTCGCACTCGGCTGCGTCGAGCTTGGCTTGCGTGTTCGCAAGCGAGGTCTTGAGCTGCTCGATCTCCGAGGGGTCGTCGGTGGACTTTGCTTCCAACTCTCCCACCTTCGCCTCGAGCTGCTCCTTGTCGGCGTTGGCGGCGTCGATTGCCGCCGTCACGGCCGCTTCATCGGCGTCCTCGGGTAGTCCGAGCTTCACCGCGATTGCTTTGAGATCCATGAGTTGATCTCCTTCGTTATGGGCGCTCGAGGCGCCCTGGCTGTTTGCGATCTGAGCCTCGATCGCCGACTGCGCGACCTCAACCCATTCCTCTTCCGCCTCAGCCCATTCGGTCTGAGGTGAAACTTCTACGCCGCTCTCGCTGCGCGTGAACGGCACGACCCAGGTGCGCGATTCGCCGCCCGACTCTCGGACGAGCGCCTTTTCGGTTGCGACATCCATGACCCAGTACCGCGGCATCTGCCCCGAGGGCGTGCCGCGATTAAGCGCGGCCTCGATCTCTTCCTGGATATGCCGGAAGCCCTCCTCGGGCGTCCAGACCACGGCAGCCGTGACCGGCGCCATATCGAAGAACGGGCGGTTGGTGAGCGTGGCGGCGATGATCTCCTTCGCCTTGGTCATCAGCCCCGTCTTCGCATCACGCTCCTTGAAGGAATAGGTCGGCGAGACGAAGCGATACTCGCCATCTTGGATCTCCTGAATGGCGCGCGGCGTCCACTTGACCTCGGCCCACAGTTCAGGCCCGGCCGCTTCCGTCTCACTCCCGTCGGGGCGCAACTCGCCTGCGGCGAGAACCCTCGCCGTGCCCGTGAACCAGCCCGCTGCCTTCGTGTTGCGTAGATCGGGGTCAGATGTGTCGCCGCCGTGATCGCGGTCAATAGCGATCGTCCACGTCTCCGCCGATTTCTCTCGGATCGACTCGGCATAAGTCTTGAGATCGTCAGCCGTGATCGTCTGAAACCAGCGCCCGTTTCGCGCCTCGGTTACGACGGGCATGACCTGAATCCACGAGCGCCCGTCGATGAGCGACTCGGCTCGGACGGTGTAACTGTCTGGCAACCTCGCTGATAGGCGTTCGTTCATGGCCTAGCCCTCCTCGTGAGCGGCAGCGTGTAGTAGAAGCGCGGCGTGAAGGCCAGCGCATAGTTCGGCGGAGCGACGGCTCCCGTTGCGTGTGTAGACATCGAAGAGGAGCGCGCTGGCGGCGTGCGTGCAGATGACCCTGGTCGGCGTCGCCCAGGAGCCCTGCTGTGACGGCACTGCCGGAACGATGCCGCCCGTAGCAAAGCGCTTCCTACGACGGATCAGGCCCACAGCGATCACCTCTCAGGCTGCGCGTTTCTTCGGCTGAGGCTTGGTCTCGGGATTCGGCTCGGGCATACGCACGTTCTCAGCCCTGTCCTCGAAGACGACAATGCCGCGGCAACGGCCGCCGCCGAGACAGTAGGCGGGTGGGAGCATCGCGTAGTAGTCGGCGCTATCGACAACTGCAACCGTGCCGTGAGCACGGCCGCAGGGATCGCACATTGCCTTGTCGAGCTCCTCGGAGCGCATCGCGAATTCTGGCGGCGTCTCGAATGAGAGCGCGCCTGCGGTGCGTCCGAGATTAAGCGTCTCGCCGACCAACTCGAGTGTGTGAAGGTGCAGCCCTTTTGCTCCTGCAGTGATCGCGGCCTCGGCGATGATGGCCTCTTCTGCGCCCGCTGCTCGGGCGACCTTGGCCGCTCCGTCGATCGCGCCGGCGATGATCCAAGCCGAGTACTTGCTTCGCCGCTTGAGTAGCTTCTCGATCCCGGCGAGGCCCTTGCGAGCGGCTTCGGAGTGCTCGCCTATGTCGGGTATGGCGTAGGCAAGCGTGGCGCGCGGTTCAGGCTCGCCTCGCTTGGCGCGCATCGTCTTGATCTCGCGTCGCGCTTCCGTGTAGCCGAAGCGGGCTGTCTGCTCAAGCGCCTTGAAAAGGCTCTTCGAGACCTCAGCGGCGCGCGCCTTCGGGATCGACTGCAGATCGGCGATCGCGAGCGCGAGTCGCTTGACGGCGGGCCCGGCGCCACGCTCGACGGCAGCGCGGCGATCAGTGATGTGCGCAAGGTGGCCTGCCCAATCGACGCGCTGCTCTGCAGCGGTCAGCGGGCGGCTCGGCGCCCAGGTCATGCGGGACGCCTTACCTCGACCATTCTGATCTCCCACGCTTGGCGCAGGCGACCGCTCGCGGTGATGATCGGCTTCGGAATCCAGAGGGCGACGAACTGGATGCGCTCCCACATCAGGCCGCGATCCTTCCGCCGTAGTCGCCGGGTTCGAGTATGAGGCTCAGCAGCTTCTGCGCTTCCGCGGGCGTCTTCGCGCCGCCGGCGGCGCCGCGGTGCAGGATCTCGTTGACCGCCTGGCGGCGCTCCTCGAAAGAGAGCTCGGCCAAGCGCACGAGCCGGTCACCGACTCCGCAAGGTTCAGGCTCGGCGTACATGGCGGGATCACTCCTCCGCTGGTGGCGGGCCTGGCGGCTCGACGGGCGTGTCCGGCTCGACCGGAACGCCTGGTTTCGGTTCGGGCCGGACGTTCGGCGGTGGCGGTGCCGGCGGCTCGGGCTTCTCTTGCTCTTCGTCCTCGGGCGGCATATCGGTGAACTTGCGAACGGCGCCGCGGTACGTGCTGTCGGGCTTGATCGCTCCCGAGTTGACGAGCTTGTAGTGAGCATCAGCGAACTCGGTCAGGTTGCGCGCCTCGATGTTCGCGACGGTGAGCTTCGGGTAGGCCTCGACGCCCGCGTAGTTGAGGTCGATCAGCCACTTGATGCGCTCGTTGAAGACCTCGACGATGTAGCGAGCGACGCCGTGCAGCGCGTCGTACCACACCTGCGACTGCGTATCGCCGGTCGAGCGGGCGCCGGTCTGCCCGTGCCCGAGCTCTGAGAAGCGCGCGAGCACCGAGCCCTTGATCTCCGAGCGGTGGTACTGCAGCTTCTGCGTGAAGTCCGGCAGGCCACCGGGCGGCACGACGATCTCCCACGTCCAGCCGTCCTGGCCAATGCCAACACCGAGCGCCTTCGGCCCGGGCGAGACGATGTAGGGCGTCTTCTCTTCGGCACCGAGCGACTGCAGGATCTCTTCGATTCGGTCTGCGACCTTCGCGTCGTCCTTCGCGGACTGCGGCGGATAGGCGACCCATACGCCGATGCCGTGCCTGATAGCTGCGAGCACATCGATCTTCTCGAGCAGTTCCTTTAGGTACCAGTGCTTGTAGGCGGAGCGGAGAATCGAGCGCCCGGTGAAGTCGTCGCCGCGCTTGCGGTTCGTGAAGACCGCGAGCTGCGAGGCCGGGATCTCGACCTCATCCCAGGAGCCGTCGGGCCGGTAGGCGTTCTGCGTGATCGACGCCAACCGCCCGCCGTCCATGTTCCACTTCGTGATCGTGCGCGGCATGCGCGGCTCGAAGCGCTCGAACGTAGCGAACTGCCGGCGCGGCACGACTACGCGCTTCGGCGTGCGCCTGCCCTGCTTGTCGACGTCGTACTCGTTCGGCACCTCATAGCTGATCTCGCGCTCGATGATCTTGCACGGCGTCTCGAAGACGTAGCTCCCGAAGATGAGGTAGTCGGTCACCTCGTCGAGAAGCTCAGGCCACGGTTGCTCAAGCCACTCGAACAGAGCGCAGCGTGCGACCTCGGCCTGCTCGAGCTGGTCGGGCTCGGCGCCCGCCGCCTCGATCGGGTACTCGGCATTCAAGACTGGCGCCGTGATGTGGCCGACTGCCTCCTGCGTCGAGCCGTCGGAAGAGCGCATGCGCTCGAAGGTCGTCAGCGCTCGCTCGCCCTTGAGGTCAGGGTTGTACTCCTCGGCCTGCAGGTAGCCATTGAAGTTGAGCGTGCCCGATGCGCCGAGTGCCTTCGGCGCTTGCGGCGTACCTTCCTGAGCAGCGGTCGCGCGTCTGATCTCGAGGTTTCCGATCTTCACGGGGTGCCTCCTAGAAGGTGTGCTCGAGGAAGGGCGTTTTCTTCGGCTTGGCGCTGGCGTCAGTGCTCGGCGCGCGGTGGAAGTTCTGCTGCCCGACGCGGTTCAGGAACTGCGTCACGGAGTCGACCTGGTCATCGTTCGCGCCCTTCGGGAAGCGCGCGCACTCCTCGATGATCTCCTGCGCCCAGGCGGGTGTCAGCGTCTTGTCGTAACTGCCGGCGCCGTCATCGTGGCCGGGCACGAAGACGTTGCCCGCTTCGATCTGCGGCGAGGCGTCATGCGCCCTGGCGACCTTGTCCTTCTCGACGTTGACCGCGATCACACCCGAGACCTTGTCGCGCAACCACGCGACGACCTCGGGACCGTTGGCAGCGTTCTCGACGAGGTGCGTCTGCGGCACATTCGGGAAGCTGCGCGAGCACCAGTCAGCGATCTCCCATACCGCGTTTCGCGTCTCAGGCAAGCCCATCCGCTCGCGGACGCGGCGCAT